TTCGCCCGGCTTTATCCTGATAAGTTCCGTTAGGGTCTAATATGAACTCATTTGTATGTTTCGGGTTCGCATTCTGCTTGTCCGCCTCTTCCACGCTCATGGGCTTGCCTTTGGTGATCCCGAGAACTTTTTCCAGTTCAAGGTTATGCATGGCGATGGCTTTCTTTTCCTCATACGTCAGGTTACCCGGCATTTCCGCCATCATTTCGTTTATCCGTCTTGTCAAGGTGTCCACCGCTTCCTGCGCTCCCGTATGGGCCTCGGCCATATACGGGTGTTTGTCCGAGAACAGTCTGGCATCCTTACCCGGATTGTTCTCCAGCCCGTCCTGCGGCTTGTCGGCGGGATCGAAGTCGGGTAGGGGAGTAGGCTCCTCGTCCGTGGATGAGAGGGAACACTTGCAGTTCCAGCGGTCGCCCGGCCGGTGGTTATTCCAGAAAGGATCATCAATGGGCCGTATCGTTCCCCAAAACCGGCGGTGGTCGGCTCCCGGATGCAGTGAGGTGGACGGCATCCATTTCAGGTTGGGTAGCACGTCCTTCTCGCGTTCAAACTGTCGCCAGTCGGCGGCCTGGTGTGCCCGGATTATCGCCGTATCGTATTCGGTCTCCAGCCACTGGTAGATTTGATGGTCCGCAATGGGCATGACCTCTTTCGCCCACCGTTCGAACGGTTTTAAAACGCCGTTCGAATCGAGCAGCAGCGCGGCCATGTCGTTCTGCATCCGGTGTACCTTGAAGGCGGCGAACACGGCGTTGTTTCGTTTCAGTTCCTCGTAGAAGTCATGATCCGGATCATCCGCCGGACGCTTTCCGAACCCTTTGTCGGTGGCGATGTCGAGCGTATCCCAGACGGCACGGAAGATCTGAAGCTCGATGTCCGTCATGGGGTGGAAGTCCTTTTCGTAGATGCGGCGCACGAACGCCTCCAGTATGTCCCGATCAAAGGTGAAACCGGAGGATACCTCGCCCGCGGCATCCCGGTAAAGGGTGTCGACTACCAGTCTAAAGCCGCCCCGTCTTTGTGCGGGGCGTGGTCGAAAAAACTCTTCAGCCACGCCATGAAGTTCCTTTTCTGTCTCCCCGTGGGGGCTTCATCCTCTTTGTCCGGCTTTTCCTCGGGCTTTTCTTTTTTGCCTTCCGGCGGAACGGGTGAGGCCGGTGTTTGTGCCTTTTGGGCGGCTTCCGCTTTCAGCTGCTTGTAGTTCTTCGGTTTCTCTATGCCGAACTTTTCATAGAGGAAATCGTCATCGATGGGCAGGTTGAAGTCCCTTTTCAGGGTGGAGAGGACAGTCATTTCGGTTTTCGTGTCCGTTTCCTTCTGCTCGGGGAAACAGAACTTTCCGCCAGAGGTATCGATGCCCATCCTCTGGAAGATGTCGGTCATGTCGTAGTTAAGCACGTTCAGCAGGAAACGGCAATCCGACTTCAGCTTTTTGTCCTCCACCTTCTTGTGCACCGTGCCCAGGGCCTGTGTCCCGGTCTTGGAGGCTTCCGTGGTCAGCGTGTTGCCCAGTACCAGTTTCGATATTTCGCTGTTGCAACGCTCGCAGAGTTTGTCGTATAGGTCTGCCGATCCGCTCTTGTTACCCGCTTCCTTGAGGTTTAGTTCCGTATCCTTGCCATGAATGAACACGCCCAATGATCCGATACCCGTCGCGTCTTCGATGGCACGCTGGCGTGCCTCGTCATCGTCCGTCTCGTAGGTGTACTCCTGTATGGGCATTCCGAAGACTTCGGCGAACTGCGCCCAGTCGGCCATGTCGTTACGTTTGTAGATAATCCACGGCGCGGCCTTTGCCAATAACCCCATATCGTCCTTGTCCCCGACAAAGAGCAGGTCGGGGTATTCATCCCACGGGGTTCCCGTGATGTCCGTCTGGTGGCGTAATATGAGGCGGCGCACGGGGTCGGCGTGCTTTCGGGGGATCAGGTCGTAGTTGATCCACGGTCCTTCGCGGTAGAACTGCATGAGCGAGAATCCCCACCAGCGGGCGGCAAGGATATCCTCGATGCAGCGCCGGAACCACGGCGACTGCAACTGCTCGTTTATGCGCTCGTCCGGTTTCCCGTCGCGCTGGAACTCTATGTCCAGTGCCAGCACGGCCTCGACCCTTTTGTCGATGACGCTGGACAGGTGCGTGTCCATCAGTATGTCGCTGTACAGGTCGTACAATTTGAACCGGCGTGAGTAGTCCACGTTTTCGAAGGCGTGGATGGCCGCCGTCATGTCGGCGATGTCGATGCCGAAACGTCTGGGCTGCGTGAGTACGATGGTTTGCGTGCCCGTGATGCCCGGCCGGCGCAAGTTCCCGCCTACGGTGATGCGCCCTGTATTTTTCTTTCTTCTTCCCATGATTTAAAAATGGTTTGAACGTTTATGGTTGCTTTTTATGATAAAGCCGGAGCGTGTCCGGCGTTCTTCCTGCGGCAGCAGCGGTGCGCCGTCGATGCTGATGTTCCCGTCCGCCACCGCCTCCAGCCATTCCTTTGCCCGGTCGTAGCGGTCTTTTCGGACGGAGGACATGTTGCGCGGGTTGTGGATGCAGAAGATGTGGTACACCGTGATGTCCACGGCCATCATCAGCACCAGCTGGTTGCGTTCCTGACCGGTTGCGGCGAACAGGCGGTCGCAATCATACCGCCGTGAGAGGTATCCCCTCATTTCGGCCAGCGTACGGTCCTCGCATATCTCCACGATGGACTCGTCCTCGCGTGTCAGCGCGTCCAGTATCTCGCGGTGGATACTGGCGTCATAATCTGTCAGTTCGATAAATTGGCTCATTGTCTGTACTTGTTATTTTTGCGCAACACGCTTCGGGCGATCTTCTTTGCCGGTTCCATGTCGCGCTGTTTACGGTCTATGATACGGTTCCCGCCTTCCACGCAGTCCGGCCCGTCGGCGGGATATGTAAGCTGTAGGTTGAAGAGCCGGAACTGGTCTGCCAGCCGCTTCATGTGTGGATTGTCCCGCTCCGCCTCGTTAAAAATGAGGTTCCCTTCCCGGTTGAGCGGTTCGAGGTTGGCTTCGATACGGGTGGCCTTGTCCGTTTTCTTGTCCTCGTCGCCTCTGATGTAGAGCTCCACGCCCTGCTCGCGGCGCACCTTTCTGACCAGTGGCTGGAACACCTGCTGGAAGAAGGGGTCTTGCAATTTGTTGTTCTCCATGTAACAGTACACGGGGCATCGTCCGCCTACGAAGTCCAGCAGCTGTACGTACCACTGGATGAACTCTGCGTTCAATCCCCGGTCGAGAAATGCCTTGATGACATATAACCGCCCGCTGATTTTTCCCAGGAGGCAGAGCGCCTTTGTGGAGCTCTTCTTGCTTTTGTTCTCGCCCGGTGTGGGGTCGCCGTAGATGACGAGGAACTTGAATTTGGAGAGGGCGGGCACTTTCCCGTAGGCGATCTCCTGGAACACCTCGCCGTCGGCCACCGGGTTGTTGAAAAACTCCTTCTGGGCGGCGGACGCGCTGACCAGGGATAGGAACAGGTCGATGTCCTCTTCCGAGTTCTTTTCGGGCCATGAGGATACGCCGTTTTTACCCCGTATGTTGATGATATCCACATGCCCGATGCCCTTCGCCTTCAGTTCCTCCGCCTTTTCAATGGCGCGTGTGATGCAGCAGTCCGCCGCGATGATGTTCCCGTTGAACAGCACCCGGTAATGTCCGGATACGGACATGGTCGGTATCAGTGCCTCTTCCAGCCACTTCCATTTGGCCTTGATGCGTTCCGGGTTGCGGCATTCCTCGTCGGTGTCTATATCGTCAATCAGGATGCAGTCCGGACGGAAGTTCTTGTTACGTGTACCACGGGGCGACTGCCCGGCTCCGATGGCGCGGAAGGAACATCCCGACTGGCAGGTAAATTCCCCTGTTTCCCACGCGCCCGGCTTTTTCTGCGTCCCGTAGTCCTGTATGATACGCTGGTTCTCCTCGAGATTGGCCATGAAGGGCAGGAGCAGACGCTGGGCGTTGTCCTGCGAGTTGGAGATGAGCAGCACGTTGCGCACCCGGCGGGTCAGCGCCAGCTTGATGATCTCCATCATGGCGCGTGCGGACTTGGCCAGCTCTCGTGACCAGGCCCTGACCTCGTACCATCTTTCATGCGCCATCATACGCCGTGTCGCCCTCTTGTGGAAGTCGGCGGGATTGCAGGTGTAATACTGCGCGAAGTAGTAGCGGAACCATGCCTCGTCGTCCGCCTCCAGCCGTTTTTTTCTGGTCTCGATCTCGGCGGTGGAATCCGCCGGGTTGATGTCCGAGTTTTCCCGGATGGAAGCGACCAGTTCGTTCCATCCTTCCAACGCCATCCGGTCTTGTGGTGTAAGCCTTTTCTTTGCCATGTCCTATGCGAGTTTTGATTTGACAAAAGCGTCCAGCAGCGGGCAGACCTGTTTGGCCTGCTCCGCGTCGTAGGTACGCAACCATTTGAGCAGGTCGGCGAACACGGACGTGATATCCGCCAGTCCGACCTCCGTTTCCATCTTCTTGATGGCGTTTGCCAGCTTGGAGATGGTATCCGCTTCCGCGGCGTTGGGAAACCGCTGTCCCTGTTCCCGCTGGGCGATCTTGCCGTTGAGCTCGGCCAGTTGTCGGTACAGGTTCTTTAGTTGTTCCTCCTTGGTGATCGTGACCGATACCTTCAGGTGTTCCCAGTTTTCTGCGTTGATCCATTTGTTCACGGTGACGCGCGACACCCCCACCCGCTCGGCGATTTCCGCCTGCGTGAGGTTTTCCTTTACGAAGAGCAGTTTCGCCCATTCCTTGCGCTGTCCGGTAGTCATTTTATCCGCCATAGTGTCTTTTTTTAGACAAAGGTGGCTAAAAAACGACGTTCGGGAAAAAACTTGCCGCATGATACAACTTTATAGCGTAATGATAACATTATAAGCCGTGTATGATAAAAATCCGATTTGCCTGATCCCCTAAATACCTTCATTTTTGCACCGTAAACACGGCGGGAACCCGCCCTAAGCGATATAGAGAAATGAACCGTTTTTTTAATATGATACCCGGTGAGGACGCCTGCTGCATCCTTTTGTACGGTGACATCGGCGAATACAGCGATGTCACGGCGGCCGCCATAGTTCGCGAGCTCATGGAGGCGGAGGCATCGGGAAAAAGGATCGATGTCAGGATAAACAGCAACGGCGGTGATGTCTATACAGGTATTGCCATCTTCAACGCCCTGCGCGGCAGCAAGGCGGATATCCATATTTATGTGGACGGCATCGCCGCCAGCATGGCCAGCGTGATCGCCCTGTGCGGAAAGCCCGTCGAGATGAGCAAGTACGCGAGACTGATGCTGCACAGCGTTTCGGGAGGTTGTTACGGCAACAAGACGGAACTCAGGCGCTGCTTGGAGGAGGTGGAGGCGTTGGAAAACACCCTCTGCGAGATGTACGCCCCGAGACTGGGCACCAGCGTGGAGGAAATCCGGGCGCGTTACTTTGACGACGCCGACCACTGGCTGAAGGCGGACGAGGCCCTCTCGCTGGGTTTTATCGACGGGGTTTATGATGCCGACCCCGTACCGGAGGACAGTACGCCCGAACAGGTTTACCGCATATTCAACAACCGGCTTGAACAGCCATTAAACGATACCCAAATGAATTTAGAAGAAGTAAAGAAACGTCCGCGCTTCAAGGATTGCGCGACGGACTCGGACGTGTTCCGCGTGATGGACGCGCTCGAGGAGGAGGCGGGAAAGGTTCCCGGCCTGACAGCCGAGGTGGACAGGTTGAAAAAAGAGAACAAGGCTTTTACGGACAAGGCCAAAGAGGAGGACGAGGCGGCAAGGAAAAAATTGCTGGACGATGCCGAGGCCGACGGCCGTATCGATGCGACCACGCGTCCGGTGTATGAGAACCTGCTTAGCTCTGACCGCGAGAACGGGGAGAAAGCCCTTCGGAGCCTGAAACCGAAAAAGAGAGTGACCACTGACCTGCGCGTGGAAGTGGGAGGCGAAAGCCCGTGGGACAAGCGCATGTCGGAAATCAAGAACAAACTAAACCGATAAACAATGGCAATAGTAGTAAAGAACACCAATTACAACGGCGAGGTACTGGAGCAGATCCTGACGCTTGCCGCCACGGGGAACGAGATCGTCGAGAAGGGGCTGATCATGGTCATTCCCGGCGTGGAGAAAAAAATCAGCCTGCCGCGCCTTAAAAGCGGCAAGATGTTGCAGAAACGTAAGGAACACCCGGGCATCGAGGATTCCAAGGGGAATTTCAACTATTCGGAGAAATCCCTTGACCCGGTGGACTTCATGGCCTTTACCGTGTTCAATCCCCGCGCCTACGAGCAGATTTGGCGCAAGTGGCAGCCCAAGGGCAACCTCGTGTTCGCCGAACTGCCCCCTGAAGGACAGAACGCCCTGCTGGCCGAGCTGACCAAGCAGGTGAAGTTCGAGCTGGGTGACCATTTTATCAACGGCACGTATGGGGATGACGACGACCATCTGATGAACGGTATCCTGACACAGATGACGAAAGATACCGAGCTTATCATCGTATCGGGTAAGCCGGCGACCATGCTGGAGAAGTTGAAGGCCGTTCGTAAGGCTATCCCCGTGGCCATCCGTAACAATCCGAACCTGCGCATTATCATGAGCGTTAACGATTTCGACAAGTACGACGATGAGTTGACCGAACGGGAGGCCAAGAACGCCAGCGAGACGGACGTAAACAGCAAGCGTTACAAGGGCATCACCATCGAGACGCTCTCCGCGTGGCCGGACGATCTGATCGTGACCACCCTTTGCTCGATGGGCGCGGACGGCAATTTCTTCGCCGCTGTCAACTTGCAGGATGACGAGGACGTGATCCAGATCGACAAGGTATCCAACGCCAGCGAGTTGTATTTCTTCAAGTTGCTGATGAAGGCGGACACGAACATCGCTTTCGGCGAGGAGGCTGTCGTACTGGATACCCGTACCAACCCCGTGTTCAAGGCCGCGGAGAAAACCATTTCCGTAGAACCGGCCACCCTCACGTTTGAGAGTACCGGCGGCACGCAGAAGGTTGCGGTAACGGCTTCCGGTGAATGGAAAGCGAGCGCAGCTCCGGCAGGTTTCAAGGTGGTGGAAACGGACGAGGACCTGACCGTTACTGCAGAGCCTAACACGACCGGCAACGACAAGACCGGCACGATCACCCTCACCCTTGATGCCGATCGTAGTAAGACGGCCAAAATCACCCTGACCGCCAAAAAGCAGGGAGGGGGTGCGTAATGGCCAAGTTGAAATACCTTGTCATCCATTGCACGGCCACGGCGGAAAGCCGTGAGGTGTCATCGGCGGACATCCGCCGTTGGCACACCGCCCCGGTAAGCGAGGGCGGCCGTGGCTGGAAACAGGTGGGTTACACCGACCTGTTTCACCTCAATGGCGGCGTGGAGCGTTTGGTGGACAACAACGAGGACGCAAATGTAGACCCGTGGGAAGTCACCAACGGTGCGGCGGGTTACAACTCCGTTTCCCGGCATATTGTGTATGCCGGAGGATGTGCCGCTGACGGCAAGACTCCGAAGGACACACGTACGGCCTCTCAGAAGAAGGCATTGGAGAAGTATGTGAAGGATTTCCACCGCCGCTTTCCGGATGTTCGCATTGTAGGACACAATGAGTTGGCGGCGAAAGCCTGCCCCAGCTTTGACGTACAGAAATGGCTTAAAGAAATCGGTATTAACCAATAAAAAAAAGAAGAAAGAAATGAAACGAATTATGTTGTTTTTGATGCTGATGCTTGGAACGGTGTCGGCAGTAATGGCCCAAGGAGTCGATGTTCCGGTTACGGATTATGACGCGATGATTGGCACGTTTGCCGGTTTTGCGGCCGGTGTGGTAGTATTGACGGAAGGCTTGAAAGGCTTGTTTCCGAATATGAAAGGCTGGGTAACCCAAATTGTCAGCTGGTGCGTCGGTATTGCGGGCGCCATGTTGCTGTGGTGGCTGGATGCCGGATTTGTGTCGGATGTCCAGTGGTATATAGCCCTGCTTTACGGTTTCGGTGCGTCCCTTGTCGCGAACGGGATTGCGGACACGGGACTGGTGCAATGGCTTATCGGCCTTATAGTCAAGAAATCGGAAAGCAAGTCATAAACGGGTATCAGAGATGGAGCTTAGTGAAATACTCAACCTGGTACTGGGCGGCGGTTTATTGGCGGCTGTCATCGGGCTTCTCACGCTGAAGGCGACTGTCCGCAAGGCGAATGCCGAGGCGGAGAAGGCGAGGGCCGAGGCCGAGACAGTCCGGATTGACAACACTGAGCAAGCCACCCGGATATTGATAGATAATATTGTTGAACCATTAAAGAAGGAATTGAATGAGACCCGAGAAGAACTGCGTGCGACCAAGAAGGAGTTTGGGTCTACCAAGCGCGAGATGGCCCGGCTTCGCAAGGCTATCGGTGATGCCGGCAATTGCAAGCATTCTGGTGATTGTCCTGTGCTTTTCCGGTTGCGCGAGCACCCGAAAGACTGTGAAGGAGACCTCCCGGACGGAGGCGAATCGGATGGCGGTGGGCAGTCTGGCCAAAGAAGTCCTCCTTGTACGGACGGAGGCGGTCCCGAAGTCGGAGGTACGGCTGGCGATATCGGCTGACAGCCTGATGAGACTGCCCCCCAGGGCATCGTATAGCGGAAAGAGCGGGCAGGCGAACGTGTCGGTAAGCCGCGACGGAGACGTGATCGCCGTGCACGCGAGCTGCGACAGTCTGCAAATCCTGGTCGAGTATTATGCGGGCAGGTCCGAGACGTACAGGGAAGCCTGGGAGGAAATGGCGGATTTGTACGAGGCGGAGGTAAAACGGCGTTCGAACCCCGTTCAAATCTTCTTCTATGGTTTGGGGACTGGAATAGTGATATGCGTTTTAGCGGTAATATTAATTCAAAAACAAAAGAAAGATGGCGGATAAGAATTTCATGTACGGCATCGGTGCCGTGAAATATAAGGATTTTGTCGTGGGCTATATCGAGAAAGGCTCCTTTGACCTGGGCGGCCAGAAACCTGAGGCGGCGAAAATCGAGGCGGAACAGGTGCCCGGTGCCCCGGTGCTGGTCATAGCCCAGTCGAACGGCAGCATAGCGCCGACGTTCAATGTGATCCAGATGGACTTTGATAACCTGCACAAACTGCTTGGTGGCAGCCTGCATTATAAGAAAGAAGATTCGGAAAAGAAAACTCCGATCGGCTGGACGGCCCCCTCGACCGCGATGGTGATGCAGGGCCCCTGGGAACTTGCCCTTGTGTCCGGGAAGAGCATCCTGATGCCCAATGCGACACTGCTCTCCAATTTGGGCGGCAAGCTGACCCTGACAGAAACGGCGAAGATCGAGTGTACGTTGGAGGTGGCAATGCCGGAGGACGGTTCACAGCCTTACGGTGTGTTCGATACGGAATCCATTCCCAGTGAGTGGGAACAGTACAAGCTGCCGGCAGCGGAAGAGGCGACGGCACAAATCCAGACTGGGGAGGGTTAGCGTATGGATGACCGGTTGGAGCAGCTGGTGGAAATGGAATGTGCGGACGCGTTGCTGGACGGTGGCGTGTCCGTTCCTCTTAAAAGGTGTCGCATTCCTTTTAAGAAGTGTCCCTTGGAACTGCGTGTGACGATGAAGCGTCCCCGGCTTCGGGGCCAGATACTGCTGGCAAGAGAGTATCTGAAACTGGGTGTGTCACCCGGCTGGAAGGTGAAGAACAAGGCGGAGGAGATGGCCTTTATTGCAAAGCACGGGAAAGGTATAAGCCGGATGCTGGCCTATACGGTGTGCCGGGGCTACGTGGCGCGGCACATGGGCATCGGGCTGACGGCCTGGGTGCTGCGGAGCTTTGTGGAGTGGCGTTACCTGATGGCTATGTTTCGGATGTTTGAGCGACTGATGGGTACGAAGGATTTTATGCGTATTATCAGGTCGGTGGATCGGGCGAACCCGATGAAGCCGAGGCTGAGCCAGGTGGGGAGGGGGAGTTAAGGACCCGTTATGAGGGTTCCCATAGCCCCTTCGGATTTATATGGCAGATTGCATCGGCGACCGGCTGGAGCGTGGATTACATCCTTGACGGGGTGAATTACCAGACGCTGATCATGATGCTGAGTGACGCGCCCCGGTATGTGAGGCGGAAGAAAGGCGGCGGTGAAGGCAGCCGGAGAACGGACCGTAGCGCGGAGGACGAGGCGGACGATATTGTAGGATTTTTTCAAAGCAGACTGGAATGAAACCTGTAGAAGTTGAATTTTTGATGAAGGACGGCCTTACGCCCGGCATGGACAAGGCCGAGCGTGAGGCGCTGGAGCTTCGTAACACCGTCAGGGTGTTGGAGGCGGAACTGGAAAGGCTGCGCCTTGCCGGTGAGACGGCCGCCCCCAATTTGGATCAGAGCGCCAACATCGCCCAGATCCACGCGCTGGAAAAGCAGCTTGAGGAATTACGCGGCAAGTTGAGACAACTTCAGGCGGAATCGGAATCCGTACAGGTCACCCCGCCGGACGTGCCCAATGCACAGCGCCAGTTTAACGGCTTGCACAACAGCATCCAGCAGATTGCCCGTGAGATGCCCTCGTTGGCTATGGGACCGCAGATGTTCTTTCTGGCCATCAGTAACAACCTGCCGGTATTCACCGATGAGCTGGCCCGTGCCCGTAAGGAATACGACGAGCTGCGGAAGTCGGGACAGAAAGGCACGCCGGTATGGAAGCAGGTGCTCTCTTCCCTCTTTTCCTGGCAGACGGCACTTACGACTGGCATCATGCTGCTTGTGATGTACGGTGACGAGATCGTGGAGTGGACGAAAGATTTGTTCAGTGCGAAGAAAGGCGTGGACGAGTTCTCGATCTCGTTGAAGGAAATGACCGAGATCGAGAAGGACGGCCGCGCCCAGATGGTGCGTACCCGCTTTGAGTTGAAATCGGTCACCGATGAGATAAAGAACTTTACCGGCAGCAAGGAACAGGAAAAGGCGAAAGTGGAGGAACTGAACCGCAAATACGGGGAAAGTTTCGGTTATTATAAAACCCTTTCCGAGTGGTACGATACCCTTATCCAAAAGAGCGAGGACTACGTGCAGGTATTGCTTCACCAGGCCAACGTCCAGAACCTCGTCAGCAAGGCAGCCGAAGCTGACGAAGAAGTAAACAAGATCAAGGCCCAGAAACCGGAAGAGGCTGAAAGTGCTATGGGATTCTTTGGAAAAATAGGGCAGTATTTGATGCAAAGCAATATGGCGGAAGTCGGCCAGGTGTATGACGCGCAGGAGGCTATCCGAAAACATGATCAGGAGGCTTATGATATCCTGCTGAAAAATGCGGAGAACAAGCGTGACGGTTATCTGAGGAAGGCGGAGGAGGAAACGAGGAAAGCCGCCGAAGCTGCCAAGAAAGGAAATATCGGCGGACACTCCGATCCTAAACAGTCCGATAAAAAATCGGAAACGGAAGCCAAGCAGCGTATGGCTACAGAGCGCAGGCTGGCGCAGGAACTTGCTGCGTTGCAGGCGGAAAACGCCCAGGAATACATAGACCGGATGAAAGACGGCACTGAAAAGAAACTGGCACAGATCGAATACGACTATAACAGAAGAAAAGAAGAAATAGCCCGTCAGGAAGCCGAATGGAAACGTGAAAACAAGGAAGCCGGTGTTTCCACCGGTGGCAATGGTCTGACTCCCGGCCAGACGGATGCCCTTGCCGGCGCACGCGACTCGAACGATAAGAACCGGAACGCGGCCATTACGGCCACCTTGGAGGAAGAGATGGAAAAAGAAGCCCAGGCCATGCGTGATTACCTGGCGGAATATGGCAGCTATGAAAAAAAGAAGTGGGCCATTACCGAGGAATACGAGAAACGTATCAGGGAAGCCGCCACGGACGGTGAGAAAGACAGCCTGCGGGGAGAGTTGAAAAAGAAACTGTCTGACCTTGATCTGAAGGAATTGAAGGACGGATTGAATTGGGAAGCCGTATTCGGGGACCTCGACAAGGTATCCTCCGAAAGCCTCCAATCCCTCCGTACCCGTCTGAAGGAATATATCGATACCCAGAAGGACTTGCAGCCGGACAGCCTGAAAGACCTGGTACGTGCCATCGATTCCATCGACAAGAAACTTAGCGAGCGCAATCCCTTTGCGGCATTAGAATCATCCATGTCGCGGGTAAAATCCACGACCTTATCCGTCAAGGAGGCCCAGGAAGCCTATAACAAGGCCGTGGAAGAAGGGACTGAAGCCGAGCAGAAGAACGCCCGGGCCGCACTGGATGCCGCCCGAAACGCGAAGCAGAGGGCACTGGCCGAGGCTACGGATGCCCTGCACGGCAGCGTGGGGCAGGTGAAGGAATACGTGGGAGCGGCAGAAGACCTGCTGGGACTGGTGGAACAGTTCGGTATCGATCCGCCGGAATGGATGGGTGAATACCTGGAAGGTTTGGGGCAGACGCTGGACGGCTTGGAAAGCATCGACCTGACCAAACCGATGAGCGTCATTACCGGCGGTGTCAAGGCGGTAAGCGGCGCGGTGAAGACTTTGTTCAGTCTGGGCGGCACCATCAACTGGAACGGAAGCAACGCGAAAGAGGTGCAGGCCACGATAGACCGGCTGACCAGCCGGAACGAAATGCTTCAGACTTCCATCGAGGACTTGACCGACACTATCAAACAGAGCAAGGGCACCAAATCTGTAGCCGCTTACCGCGACGCTTACCGGATGCAGAAAGAGACGGATTCCAACTACCTGCAGATGGCGATGGCGCAGGCCGGTTACCACGGCAGCCACCGCTCTTGGAATTATTATTGGGATGGTTTTTCCCAGGCACAGATAGACAAGCTGAGCGGGCAGATCGGCCGCCAGTGGGACGGCAGTCTGTGGAGCCTGAGTCCGGAGGAGATGAAGGCCCTCAGAAGCAACGTGGACATGTGGACACAGATACAGGACACGGGCAAGGGCGGTTACGGCGGGCGGCTTACCGAGAAACTGGATGACTACATAGAACAGGCCGGTAAGCTGGAGGAACTGACCGACCAGCTGTATGAAGGGCTTACCGGCATTTCGTTTGATGGAATGTATGGCAGCTTTATCGATAACCTGATGAACATGAAGTATGGCGCGAAGGAGGCGGCGGAGGATATATCCGAGTACTTCATGCGGGCGATGCTGAGCAACAAGATCGGTGAGATGTACAGCGAGAAGTTGAAGGGCTGGTGGAAACGGTTCGGCAAGGCGATGGAAGACAACGACCTGACGGAAGCGGAACGGAAGGCTTTGGCCGATGAATACTTGCAGTATGTGGAAGAGGCGGTGGACCTGCGTGACAACCTGGCGGCAGCCACCGGTTATGACAAGACGCAGCAGGGCGGCACCAGTCAAAGCGCGAAAGCGGGCGGCTATACGGCCATGACGTATGACCAGGGCACGAAGCTGGAGGGCATGTTCACCGGCGGGTTGCAGCACTGGAGCAGCATGGACGACCGGCTGGAAAGCGTGGTGGAGAAGATGGACACGGCCGAGGGCCACCTGGCCCGCATCGCTGAGAACACGGGTGTAAGTGCCGGCCACCTGGGCGAGATAAAGGATGAGATAAAGAAAATGATACGTGACGGACTAAAAGTGAAATGACATGGCAGATATATTGGGCGGGCTGGTGCTG